AGGGGATTCTTAGGACCGGTGATAACCTCTTCAGCATCAGGAGTAACAACTTCCATCCTGTCGAGATTATAGGAATGAATCATACCAACAGTGGACCATAGAACATTGTCCCCAGCATGCGCAGATTCAGCATTGTCACCACATATAGTGAGAGCCCATGTATCGGACACCCCTTCCAAAGCAGGAGAGGGACCGGGAATCGTGCCCTCAGAGAATTGGACCTCGTTTGCCAGAGTAGTGTAAGTCCACTCACGCTGGGCATCAGTGCAACCAAGAGGAATAAGCACGTCATTCTCAGTAACCGTAGGAACCTGAGGAAGAGCTGGATCGGGATAAGTAACCGTAACCATCTCAGTGTCCAGGAAAGGACGAATGGTACGACCATACTTGCCCATTTCCCTCTTGGTAACTCCAGCCTTACGGAACATCATATCCCTGTAGGCATGGAATTTACGGAACGCATTTCGCATCTTCCAGGTGTTAGGAGCAGTGGTGACAGAGAAAGGCGCAGCTTCAGCGCAAACAATGTCAAGATCAACAATGTAACCCTTGACATGACCGTCCCTAGTAGTGTGCTCGAAGTTCTTAGAATTCATCCAAGACAGGTCCTTAACAAGATTCATGAAATACGGTTTCGTCTTAGTCATAGCCAGAACCGCATAAGATACCTGACGTTCTCCAATTCTATCACTCATCTTCATAGACTCCTTACAACAACGCGATGTCGCGGAGATGAGTGGAGATCACGATGGCTCTTGATACTTTAGTAGGTTCAAAGTTAACAGTGCCTATAGGCACAACCGAACCTACCGATAAGAGCAGTTATCGGAAACCACCGTGGGCGGAGGCGGGCTCCGTTGCCATTAGTAGACCCAAACCAGGAGTTAAGGTTCTTCAATGGCTGAGGCACGCGATCAGCAATGTTCGCTCGCGTACCCTAGAACAAGATAAGGCAGGCTTCACCTGCCAAGCCTGTCCAAACCCGAGAAGGTCGTACCGAAGGAACGATTGGACAGGTGAGGAAACATCCTACCGCTCGGCGCTCCTCTGGAGGTGGATAGAATGGGAGACTATCTACCCTGAGCGATGCAAATCATGCAACACCAAATACTCACGCTGGAAAAGAGCCAGGCGTGCCATGCAAAAAATTCACAATCGTGGCATGGACATTTGGTTCATCACACTGACTCGGCCTAATTACCAGGGAATCCCTGGCTATCCCTCTGTGATAGAGCTAGACCGAGAACTGTGGATCAAGGACTTCAAGAAATTCCGACGTACGAAAATATGGAAAGAAACATTCGCTGGAGGCTATTGGTTCTACGAATTCACTAGCCATGCACCAGAAGACAAGATTTTCGCGAAAGACGGTACGTTCATCAGACAAACGACCGACCACGAAATCAACGGCCACCTTCACATCCTCGCCACAAGTGATGGCAGGATACCAATGAAGGAGATAGCCGCCCAGTGGGGAGATCGAGTGGACTTCAGACAACCAAAACGAGATACAGACGTTATGAGATATCTGAGAGGATATCTGGTCAAGTGTTCAACTGATGGCGTGAACATGAGACCATTCGGAGACATACATCGTCAGAAGGTGAACTGATGACGATGAAGTGCACCAACTGCCCGTACTGTATAGCACTGGGCTTCAATTGTGGAAAAGAACACTATCCCTGCAAGTGTGGATGCACTAACGAAACTTAGATTTCATACATCTCTTTTTCTTGTATGACCAATAGTGGTCTCTGGGACAACTCTTACGCCGATGCCGGCTCCCTCGCTGCGATGCTCTAGCGGGGGCCCCCGACTTTCCGCCCTGCGCAGAGGCTCGGGCCTGTCGGCTATTCTTAGAGGATGATGGTGGGGGTTGGGTCGTCACAGAGGCTCCACCACCTCCTCTGGAGGTTAACTGATCGACGCCATGGTACAAACCATGAACAAGTAAGCTACCTGCGAACACATACGGATTACGCATTACCAGGTTAACAGCTGAAGAGACCACAAAATGCGGAGTCTCCTCCATAACGAGCTCATGATACTCACCGGTAAACTTCCGGATATCGTCCTCGTCAGAGAACATAACGAGCTGGGGCATCACAAACCTACCACTAGAGTGACCGGCTCATGAATCGCAATACCTAGGAAGAGACCTAGGACAAAGTGCTTCTGCTCAGCAGTAAGACTCATACCAAATCCTTGCAATCAACTATAGCTTTGACAGTAGCCAAAATAACCACAGGCTGAACCAAGTTACCTGATGTGCCTTGATTAATAGTTAGGATTCCCGCAGGAGCGAATATATTCCTCAAGCGGATCACTTGAAGTGTAGCTGTATTAGTATTACCATAATCAGCAAATATTCTGTTAATAGAATCACCAGCATCACGAATATCGTAAGGAGGGGCTTCTAGTTCCTGGTCCTCAGCGATGTCGATCACCTCCCCACTAGCTGCAGATGCAGAAATCAAAGCAGCTAGGGGATTCTTAGGACCGGTGATAACCTCTTCAGCATCAGGAGTAACAACTTCCATCCTGTCGAGATTATAGGAATGAATCATACCAACAGTGGACCATAGAACATTGTCCCCAGCATGCGCAGATT